ATGGCACGTTCAACTATGGAAGTTGCATTTCTCGGCACTCAAATGACCCAAGTCGAGGACACCAAATACGCCAAGGTCTTCTACGGCGATGAGCCGGACGGCAAGACCGAACACGGCCTGTCCATCATCGGCATGGCCATCTCCGAAGACGCCGCCGACGAAGTGTTTAACGCCGGCTCTCAGTTCGAACCGCTGCAACTGGTGCGTATCACCTTCGACGTCGCCCGTGGCGGCCAGAACAAGGGCAAAAATCTCGCCCTGCACATCGAAGCGGTAGACAAGCCAACCGCCCGCGCTGCTGCTCCACAAGCCCAGGGCCAGCAAGCCAAACCCGCTGCAGCCCCTGCAGTCGAACCGGCTAAAGGCTGAGGGCCAGGGCCGTGCTGATCCTTGATCGCGTCGTCTGTGACGAATGCCTGTGTGTGATGGGCCAGCTCCATCACATGCCGGCCGCCCAGTGCGACTTGCTCACCGACTTCCGCACGGCCCCCGATTACGCCGTCTGCCCGGATTGCCAGACCTCCCAGCTCGCTGCCGAGCTCTGGCCTGAATTGGTAGACGCATAAACATGGCCCTCGAATTCATTCAAGTCTGCCGCGCCTGGACAACCAACCCGGATAGCTCCGTGTCCTGCTCGGCGATTGATTGGGTTCAAGGCTATGTGTTGCCGCCTGAGGCTGGTGGTCAGCTTGACCTGCTGATCCAAGGCGGATTTGACCCTGAACTCTTCCGCATCGGCTTCCTGGGCACCTTGTCCATGTTCGCGGTGGGGTTCGGGGTTGGTTTGATCATTTCCCAACTCCGCAAACTGAAAAGAGGCTAGACCCGATGAACCAACTGAAAACCAACATGGCCAAGTTCGGCCGCCAACTGTCCTTCCGCAACGCCTGCATCGGCATGGTCGGCTTCGCTGCCGCCAACGCCCATGCCATCGACACCGCCGCGGTGGAAACGGCTATTGCAGCCGCTGAAGCCGATGGCCTCACCGTCGGCCAATCCGTTATCGCAGCCGTCGCCGCCCTGGTGGTGATCGGCATCGTGATCGCGGTCGTGAAAAAGATCTGATCCATGATCTGGTCGCTTCTACTCGGCGTCCTCATGGCGGGCGCTCTTGTTCAAGGCATTCGTTCTGCCGAGTACCTGTGAGGCAAGGGGTCGCAAGACCCCTTTTTATTTAATGAATAATTTTTTCCGTTGCATTGTCGGTTTAGCGTTCATTTCTTTTGGTCAGACCGTTTTTTCTGCCGACTATTATTGGCGGGCTTCTGGCACCACCATTCAATACCCGTCTGCCACTGCTGCCTGCACTGGCTACGTTTTACAAACCTTACAAGTTGGCTACCCGTCAGCCACTTTTGAGGGCTTAGCTGTACATGGCTCATCCAGCTTCTGGTGCCGCTTAAAAGCAACTCCAACGCAGTCAGCCGGCTCTTATGGCCCGGTTTCACGCATTGGCGACTCTTGTCCATCTGGTGCAACTTACAACGCGGCTATAGGTGCATGCGAAACACCGCCAGAGCCATGCCCAGCCTTCGGGTCCGAGTCCCGCTACATGACCGTCAGTTGCACCAATCAGGGCGGCAACTACGTACACAACCAGCGGGTTAGCTTTGGCCTGTGTGAGTACGTCACCCAGCCCGGCGGCTTCTTCAAGGCGTATCCCAATTACGACAACCCGGCGAAGACTTACTGCATCGCTCGCTTCGCTCCCACTGGCGAATCCCTGACCTCGGGCGAAGGCGTCGAAGACGTTCCCGCCGACAACAGCGCCGAGATTCCTGATGAAGATGACACCGACCCGGCGTGCTTCAAAACCGGTGCGTATGAAACCTGCATCGATCCCAAGCAACCCAACTGCGGCACCCGTGGTGGCAACCCCTTTTGCTTTGGTGAGGGTGACAGCTGCGGCGAGGTCAACGGTCAACACATCTGCTTTCCCAACAGTGCACGTAAATGCAGCTACGCCGACGGCAGCTATGAATGCATCGATCAAAAGACCGGCAAGAAGATCTCCTACGACAGCCCCGACCACCCGAAGAACGGTGGCAATGCCGATGGCAACACCAACAACGACGAACAGAAACAAGGCCAAGTCGTAGTTGGCGGTGGTGCGCAAGGTTCTGACAAAGGCGTGACCAACAAAGCGATCAGTGACCTGCAGGAAGGGCTCGGCGACAAGCTCGAAGCGATCAAAGACGCCCTGACCGAGACCACCGAGGGCGCAGGCAATGGCCTGGAAAGCCCAGGCGAACGCGGCTCACTTGATGCCGATGAATGGGACGAAAAAATCGAAGACGCCAAGCTCGAATTTGCCACCGTCACCAACCAGTTTGGCGACCTGTTCCAGGGCATCGTCAGCCCCAACCTGTCCGGCTCAGGTGGTCAGCTCTACTGCGAGTCCTTCGTCGTCATGGGCAAGACCTACGAACTGTGCCTAAGCCAGTTCGCCGATGAACTGTCTGGCATCGGCGTGGTGATCCTCTTCCTCGCCACCCTGTTTGCCGCCTACATCATCTTCATCAAAGACTGAGGATCTGCCATGGACTTCTCCTTCATCACCGATTTTTTCACCGGCATGAACGGCTTTATCCAGGACATGTGGAACTGGATCTACCAAGGCCTCTACGACTTCACCAAAGAGGTCATGGTCGTGATGACCAAGGCCATGATCTACGCCTACTTCAGCAGCATGATCTTCGCCGCCGAGATTGCTTATGAAGTGGTGCAGGACATTGTCCAGGGCCTGGGCATCACCCAGCAGATCCAATCCGCCTACTCGACCATCCCCGAAGACATGCGCAACACCCTGGCGTTCTTCCGCATCCCCGAGGCCCTGACCATCATCTTCTCCGCCATCCCCACCAAGATGGCGATGAAGTTCGTTCCATTCATAGGCCGCTGATATGTCGATCAAGATCCATCACGGCCCCAATGGCAGCTACAAGACCTCCGGCGCCCTGCAGGACGATGCGATTCCCGCGATCAAAGAGGGGCGCACCATCATCACCAACATCCGGGGGTTCACCCTGGATCGGGTCTATGAAGTTTTCCCCGACTGCCCGAAGAGCACCGAGGTCATCAACCTCTCAATGGAGTCCACCGAGGATCTCGAAAAGCTGCGCCGCTGGTTTATGTGGGCACCCAAGGGCGCGTTTCTGATCTTCGATGAAACCCAGATCCTTTTCCCCAAATCCTGGCGTGACAAAGACCTTGAGCAATTCGACTTCCCCGGTGGCATCGAAAAAGCCAAAGAGGCGGATAGGCCTACCGGCTGGCTCGACGGCTGGACCCGCCACCGTCACTGGAACTGGGACGTTGTTCTAACCACCCCCAACATCCGCTACATCCGCGACGATATCCGCCTGACCTGCGAGAAGGCCTACCTGCACGCCAACCTCGCCTTAATCGGGGTGAAAGGTCGCTACAAAGAGGCCATGCACGATGCACAGGAAAACCGCCCCCATAGCGATGGATCTTCCATCGTCGAACTCAAGAAAATCAGCGCCACCACCTTCAAGCTCTACGACTCAACATCCACCGGCACCGTCCGCGATACAGCAGCAGGTAAGAACCTACTACTGTCGCCTAAGGTTCTGGGCCTCTTGGGTTTTATTGCCGCTCTTATCTACTCTATTTTCGCTGGCGACTCCGCATCTCTGTTCACTGACGGGCTCACTCACCACCAGCCTGAAAAGCCTGCTGCTACCCCCGCTCAAGCTCCTGGGCAAACTCCTGCTGCGCCTGCTGGTGTGGCTTCTGATGATCTGGCTGATCGCCAAACTGATCAGCCAGCTTATGTAGCCACCGACCCGCCCGGATCGCACCCATTCTGGAAGCAAACCCTCGTCGTCAAAGCCGCCATGACCGGCTACCAGAACGAACGGGGCAGGGAGGTTGTGTTGTTCCACGTTCTGAGTGAAGACGGCTCCCACTTCGGCCAGACCGGCAATGACCTACGTGCCCTCGGCTACCGCATCACCGTGATAACCCCGTGCTACGTCGAACTGCGCCGTGATGCGTGGAGTGGTGTGTCCATGTGCAAAGGCAGCGCACCTGCGCAACAGGAAGCCCAGGCGGCCACCCAACCACAACAACCCGAACAGCTCACCGCCCAGCAGCGCTTCGAAAAGAACGCAGTGCGGGTGACCGTCATCGAGGACACGTCGCGTGATGAAAAGCCTTTTTCCAACTAGCGCGGCCGCGCGCCGGGGAGCGG